CCTGCGAGTTCCAAAGAATCGTATCGCCCAGTCCAGACGCCGAACCTGCTGCCCGCGTCTTGTACATCGGCTGCTCGGAGATAAACCCCATCATGCCAGTAGAGCGGTCGCCTTCGGGAACCTGCTGCAAGTCTTCTTCGGTGGCTGGCTGGACTATCCCCCAGAATGGTATTGCTGTCGTGGTAGAGACATAGCCGCCCTGTTGAAAGCTGCCCGTCGAGCGATTGACCGTATACGCCTGCGCGAAAGCTGGACTATTGGCAACGCGAGTGAGCGAGATGGTTGGCATTAGATCGCCTCCGCTACTTCAGTCGCTTCTGCCTGAACGCCAAATGCAATCTCGGTATCAGGAGCAAACTCAGCCGCATTGCCCGCATGAACACCATCGCCCGATTCCGTGATGTGCGTGATTGCCCTGCGCATCTGACCTGTGTCGATCCCAGGGCGGTCGCTTCCTTTGGCCCGAATCGTAGAATCCGCATTGGGTGCCCATCCGTTGCGAGGATCGGTAAACCAGCGTTTTGATGCGCTCTCACCAATCTGGCCGGCGCGGTCCAATGCGTCCATCATGCCTGCTTCGTCGCCGTCGAGTGCGCAAGTAGATGCCTTTGCGAGTTGCTTGGCAATGAGTGATCGAGTCGGTTCTGCCTCAATGGCCGCTTCAATCACCACGCGGGGAGGCTGACCGTGCAACGGGGAGCCATTCGTGAAGATGAACAGCAGTTCCGCGTTGCTGATCTCGCCCTTCTTGCGCTGTCCATTCTCTTCAGGAATGCCCACCAGCGCATCGGCACCATTGAGCGCAGCGATGCCCGCATTGATCTGCGACATTCCCGGCCCGCTGCTGGTGTAGCTTGCTCCCACTGTCACCGCCTGAAGTACGCTGGCCCTGCGCCCACTACGCGCGCCAAGGTTGCCAACTGCACGCCGTACTGCGTGAGCGTCCACGCCGCCCATTGTTCCAACTTCGCGAGCGTCTGAAGTCCCTGCGAAACGCCGTCTGCTCCCTGCGAGATGGTGATACCTGCCTGAAGGCTGTTCGCCACCACCTGATTTGCTGTACTCTGCGGGTTGCCTTCGGTCTGGCACCAGAGCGTAAGATAATGCGCGATGTAAAGCGCCATTCCCAAGCCCCAGGACTCCCGCCAGCGCGATTGCATGAGCGAGGCATAGGCGATGTTCAGATAAAGCTGAATGACCGCAAGAGGGACCAACTGCGCTTCATAGACCGATAGCGTAACCGATCCCGATACCATTGCGTTGCTCGATACGGTCACGGTTGGCATGTTTACTGATGTGATTACCGTTGACGAATTAAGCCCTTGACACGTCACAAGTTGACCGATATTCAGGACCGTTGCGGTCGAATCTACGGTGATCTCATTGGAGCCTTGCACGAGTGTTCCAGATACTGGCGTGGCGGGCCCAAAGAACTTGGGATAGATGAGCAATAGGTCGTTCACCGCGTAGGGAGGGTTCCCAGTCTGCGGAATGCCAGAAGCCAACCCCATGAAGGTGCTGCACTGGCATCCGTACTCTTCCCCAAACCCATAAATAAGCTGGTAAAACAAATCGATGGCTTGCTCGGGGAAGGCTGGCATGGCGGCTCCTAAATAAAGTTTACATTAGGGGTTGACAAGTATAGCGGCTTGCTATACTGTTGAGGAATGGAACGGAAATCAGTTGGCTATCGATTGAGTCTTGATGCCCTACGTCTATTATGCGCTCTCGCTCGGACGTTTGGATTGTCGAAGACTTCCGTCATTGAATTGGCGATTCGTGAACTGGCGAAGCGCAACGAAATCACCTAGGCACGGCGCGGCAGGTCAAGTCTCGACTTGGCACGGCGCGGCTAAGTAAGACGAGACAAGGAGAATTTATGCGGGTTTGCGAAGCAACACTGGAATCAATCAGCCCCTACAGCCAATCGAAGCACTACGAAACCGATAAGCTGGATAAGGAAAACGCTAAGGATTACGAAGAGCGGACATGGAAAGACCGCCTCCATACATCAGAGGATGGAATGGTGTTTATTCCCCCGATGGCCTTCAAAAATGCGCTGTCTGAGATTGCCAAGTTCCTCTCCGTCAAGATTCCCGGAAGTGGAAAGTCTACCTATACAAAGCATTTCGAGGCCGGTGTCCTGGTCATGGACGCCTTACCTCTTGGAATCCACAAGGATCAAGTTCCTGGCGAATGGCTTTTTGTTCCCTCAGATGGGATGCGCGGCGGCGGAAAGCGGGTATCGAAGTGCTTTCCCCTCATTAAGTCGTGGGGCGGAACGGTGACGTTCTACATTCTTGATGAGACAATCACGCCGGAAGTATTCGAGAAACATCTGAAAGAGGCGGGTGCATTCATTGGCATCGGTAGATTCCGTCCCCGCAACAATGGATTTTATGGCCGCTTCAGAGTTCTTTCTACGAAGTGGAACCAGAGAGATTAGCATGGCTGGGCTCGGCATGGCTGGGCGGGGCAAGGCAGGGCAAGACAAGACAAGACAAGGGCACTATAAGGAGATGACATGAAACGGACTATCGCAGAACTGGACAGGGAATCAACGCTGTTGCAGCAATTCCTCTCTACACAGGATATAGGTGCGGAGTTGAGCTACATCGCAATCGAGCATGGAAGCACCGTAAAGATGGATCAGCGAGGTAGAGCACATCTTCGGCGCTGTCTGCATCGCATGAAAATCGAGTATTCCTGCTCTTTCGGTTATGGCATTAAACTTGCCGACCCTGGAAGCGTTATGCCTATTCTCAGCACGCGAATCCACCGCATTGACCGTGCCGTCAAGCGCGGCGACCGATCACAGAAGATTTTGCAAGAACAGTTCTTCGACTCCCTACCAGCGGAGCAGCAAAGGCAAGTTCTATTTGCCGGAGCTATATTTGGGGCAATTCGGCTTGCCTCAGAGCAGGGGCGAACGCTCTACAAGAAACGTAGCGCAGAATCTTACCAAGTCCACATTGATATTCCGAAGTTGGCATAAGAAAGGGAACCATGAGCCAGCAAGAACAGATGTACTTGCATGACGTTACCAATCTCCTGAAGGAAGCGGTTGATCTTCTCGAAATCGCTTCACCGTGGCATGAATCGAGGAAATGGTTTGCGCGACTTCTCAGGGTGAAAAAGTCGGCACGCGAACTTCAACCGCCCATCTACGTAGGGAAACCTGAGGACTTGGACTCTTTACATCTCAGTATTCCAAAAAGCAAAAAAGGGGCAAGGCCATAAGCCCTGCCCCAATTGACCGCGTTGCGGATGCGTCGGCTAGATGCCGTACTGGTAGATCAGCGTGGAAGGCCGCAGAACCTTGACGATGCCAGTGTTGGCGATGTAGGTCGCAACGTAAGCACCCTCCTGAAGGCTGAGCGGTCCACCCATGCGCTGAATGTCCTGGAGGATTCCGAAGTTCACGAAATCATCGTTGAACACGTAGGAGGTAAGCTGCGTGGTGCTGTTGTGGCTAGCACCGCCGATGGTCTCACCCCAGTACGGGAGCGGGACGATCTCAGGCGTCTTGCCGTTGATGCTAATGCCGTAGTACCGAGCCTTGATCCAGTCGAGGATGGTGGTGAATGCCGGAATGGTGCCGAGAGCGGAACCGAGTGGCAGAACCATTGGCTGCAAGAGGTAATCCCACTTGCTGGCCGGGACCAGGAAACGGTCGGGGATCGAATCGGGAGCGTAGCCGGAATTCGCATACGCGAGCTTGGCCGCGCCTTGGAAGTCTTCCACGATTTGAAGTGGAGTAGCGTTTGCCCATCCTCCACCCGACTGTGTAGCGGAAACTTGATTGACAACGCCGGGAACTACTGAATTCAGCAATCCCTGATTGGCTTCCACGCCCCAGTACACGCGATTTTCGAGCGTCTTGTTCCAGTCCGTGCGCACTCCCTTATCGAGAATGTCGTTCGGGCTGCGGTTCGCTTGGGCCAGCTTCAGGGATTCAATCAGCGGAATGCGGATATTCACCTGATAGGGCTGAGTGGGGTACACGTCCTGCGAACGGTTGAAATTCAGCGTGCGAATATTGTTCGAGGATGTGCCGGTCGTGTTGGGGGAGGACACGTTGTTCGGCGAGAACACGTTCACGAACTGCGCCGTCTCAGTGTCAACCCAGCCGCCGCCGTTCATCAGAGGAACGTCACGGAACCAAGTATGGCCCTCAAGCGGCATGTGCAGCCGTGGGTCAGGCTTGTTCAGTTCCGACTGGAGGAAGATCTGACCCGTTGCGGAGGCGTCCTTTGCCCCGAGAAGATTGCCGCCAGACCCGCTCATGCGCAACGCCAGAAGGCTGCGCATGTAGGCGGATTGTGTCATGCCTGCCTGGGCGCATACTTCCTCGAGTGTTTCCGATACGCCTTTGCGCTGCCGGCTGAGATACAGTTCGTTCGTGTTCATCGTCTGTCTCCAGTGTTACGGGATGAGTCTGTTCAAAACCGTTACTTGCGCAGAAATCTGGCCCGTTGCGGGGTCGGTCGAGAGAACGCCGGTCGAGAAAACGATGCCGTTGGCCAGCGCTGTATTGCCGGTCAGGGAGGCACCTTCGATGGAGCCAACCTTGCTGTTGGGATAGCTGCCATTGAGCGCAGTGCGGATGTAGACAGGCGCACCGGCCCCGGCGGGAGTTCCGTAGGGAACTGCAACCGTGATAGTGCCGCGAACCAAGCCATCGCAGGGCTGACCGGCAGCATAGAATCCGCTGTTGGCGATTGCGCCGCTGGAAAGGTTCGGGTAGACCGTGTTGGTCTTGACGTTGGCCAGCGCGAATGCAATGTTCGTTGTGCTGGTAACCGAGGAACTGTCGGTAACGATGTACGCCTCGACGCTCGAATACGTGTTGTTCGAGTTCAGAACCAGCGCATCGCCAAAGGACGGAACCTTGACGTCAGCCGGGTTGACCAGACGATTGGTGACTACCGGGAAATCCGACTGCGAGATAGAGCCAATCGGACCTTGGATGAGTCCCGTTACGGGAATGACGGCTGCGGGCATGGGATGCTCCTTCTGTTACTTACGAGCCGCGCGCGCGGCATGGTATTCGTTGTACGCCTTCAAGCCTTCTGCATACGGCTTGCCATTGAAGAACGTGAACGTGGCCGGTTCCGGTTCGGAGTCGTTGACGCCGCCTTCATGAACGATGCGGGTCAGCGAAGCGAACGGATCGGAACCGCCCTTGATGGACTCAGAGAGCTTGAGATAGGCATCCTTTGCGCCCTTGTCACCGGACTTGGCAACGGCAGGGCGTAGAGCCTTGAGAAGATTGGCGGCATCGCCGGTGGAGAAGTCGGATTCCGCATGTTCATCGGGCGGCAGTACAATCGCGCCCTCGGCATCCTTTTCCGCCTTCTTCTCTTCCGCGTCAAGCTCCTTTTCGGCGTCGGTCATCTCATCGTCGCCGAATTCACCATCCTTGCCGCCTTCGCGCTTGTCGATACAGGCGTCGCACATGCATCCCTTGGGATGCTCGGCAGCGTCGCGTGCGGCCTTGCGATTGGCATCTTTGGATGCTTTGTCTTTGGCTTCTTTTGCCTTGCGCTCTTTTTCTTCGCGCTTGGCTTCCGCCTCAGACTCTTCCTCATCCTTGCCGCCCTTTTCCTTTTCGGCGTCCATTGCGGCATCGACGATCTTCTTGGCTTCTTCCGGTTCTGCGTCTTTCAGGGCGGCCTGAAGTCCGAGAGCGACCAGCAAACGATTTGACATTGTGATTCTCCTCAAACTCGATTTCGGGGCTGAATCCTTGATTCCCACTTCCGACCCCGCCCTGCCCTTTGGAACGATGGCAACATGGTTACCGCGAATCTTGCGCTGGACATATCGGCCATCGGCGTCCTTGCCCAACTCAAAAGTATATCCACAGGATACATCACGCACCCCATCATCTACTTTTACGTTCAGATCAGGGTGCTTTACATGGAGGTCTGCCAGGAGAGGCGTCTCGCCGTCATCCATCGGAGAACCCACGCGGATATTCTGCGCATGGCCCTTGCTGGTGGATTCGTATTCGTCCAGCGCATCGACCAGGATTTGCGGATCGGAGGGATGTTCATCTAATACGGACTTGCCCTCAAACGAGGCCAAAGTCTCAGGCGCGGTGACTTCCTCAAGTGGCCGGTATACGGTCACAAGTTCATCGTCTCCGATGCCCCACTCTGGTTTATAGCCGGGGTTTTTCTTGATCTCGCGCCCAAGGTACTGCTGGAATCCGGTACGCGCAATCGGTACATCTTTGTAAATCCGATAGCCTTCAGGGGTTTGGAACTGGTGTTCTTTGCCGGGAAGCAGGCTTGCGTAGTAGCTCAGGCGACCGCTTGGAGCGGGACTCGCATCGACGCCGCTGATCTTGTGCGCGTTGCGGCTGGCATAGAAGACAGACTTCCCGCGCTTGGAACCATATTCCGATTCCATCGCGCGGATAATCTTCGATCCTTTAGCGGTCAATGGCACGAATTCAGAGTATCACAACCTGAAAACGTACTCCTATTGGAATGTCTGAATCGGTCGTCAAGAGCGTTTCTGCTCTATTGAACCAAAGTAGTTACGGGAGATTGAAGGGACGCGTGTACGTCTCTGCGCCGGGATTGCCTCCCCATTTCTGGGCATAGTAGAGCGTCCGATACGGGAACATTGCGTTCACCTGGGCGGAGATGAGCGGGTCTGCTTTGAGTGTTTGCGACGGCTCGTGATAGACGGGTAGCGCGGTTTCGATCAGTTCCCACCCGCGCAGCTTCATGCGATAGTACCAATCACAATCACTTGCGTACCACTGTAGATTGGTGTCCCACTCTCCTGCATCCTCAGCAGCGTCCATGTTGATCGCGGAGAGCGCATCGTAGTTCGTGAATAGGACTCCCCATTTGCGACCGGACTCGGTGTACTCACGCGCAAGCCTGAGTAGTTCAGCACAGGTGCCCGGCGCGGCCACGGCGTCTGAGTGCATCCATATGCAGATCGATGCGCCTGCGTCTCGTGTCTTGTTCAGCATGAGGTTCATGGTCTGCGAGAACGACAGCGGAACCGATGGGCGCATGTTCCAATAGATCCGCACATCGTCGCCCGTCTTGGAATTGTCAATCACCATCGGATGAATATCCTTAGCGCTATCGACCGCCATCTTTAGCAGATCGGGGCGATTCACGTAGGGAATGAAGGCACGATGGTCGGTCATGCAATCCCTTTCCGAAACCACGCCTCAAAGAACTGCCAGAGATCAGTCCAATCGAGTCCTTCTGTTAACCCGCAATCGAAATTCTCTGGTTTAAGGCGAGGGTCAAGCATTGCAAGCTTCCATTGCTGCGCGTCAAATACAGGGCGCTTAGATGCGAATGCACCATCGTACCGGAATGCTCTGGGCTTTATTTTCAGTAGAGGATTAAGCCATTCCGCTGCTCCAGCGTAATCACCGTGAATGCACGGCGTTCCGCAGGCCAACGATTCAAATATCGGGAATCCGAATCCTTCCCCTAGCCCAATCCCAAGCGTCACATCGCACGCGGAATATGCCCACGTCATCTGCTCATCGCTCAGCCGGCCAGTGGTGATGATTGCTCGATTGGCCAGTCCGTAGTCATGCAGCAGCGCAGAGATTGACCAGTAGCGCTCCAGCGCGTCCGTGTGAATCCAGATTAGCGTATCGCGCTCTTTGGTGACCATCGACACAGCCTCAATCGCCGTACCGTAGTCCTTTCGCGCCTGGTTCGTTGCCACTATGCCCACGAGGAATTGATCTGTGCCGATGGAGAAATCCACGTCTGGCCCCAGAATCAACTCGCCAAACTTGCGCCGCGCCTTGTCTCTCCCGCGTGGTTTCCAGATGGCTGTATCGATACCGTGGGGCAAAGCGTCGATAGTCTTGCCGTCGCCCAGTGTGCGCTCGATGATGCGTGCCGACCATTCGCTGTAGGCTAAAACACGGTCAAAACCCGACAATACAACCTTAAGCAATGACGAAAGCCGGTCATTTGGCCCGGTGGCGTCGATGGCGCTATAGGTCCATAGCTTGAACGGTTTGGTTGCAAGGAATTCGCGCAAGGCGATGTTCGGGCAATATTGTTCTGGATTCGTGAGCCAGAGCAGACGGGAAGCATCCCATATCACCAGCATGATGCCCTTTTTGTCACCCGCGAAGTCGTTCCATGCCGCTGGCAATTCCTTGACTACCCAGTTCTCCATGCTCTGAATGTGGTAATCCGGCCAGGGGATGTTACGCGAACCGATACCACCATAGCCAATTGTCGCCACGCGGAACACGTCCGGCATGTACTCGTGGATGCGCTGCGCCAGATCGCGGGTGATGCGCCCGAGGCCAGATGAACTGGTTACGCTATCGGAGAGGATGAGTAGGGGAATTGGCTTCATTGCGCGTCCTTCAGCACGTCCTCAATGATCTCCCGCAGCAGCGAACGCAGTGGCTTGTTGAGCGCCAATGCACGCTTACGGGCGATGGCCAGCGTGTCTTCGTTGACGCGGATGGTGACGGGAGTTCCTATTTTTCGCATGATGCCTCGATTTCCCGCACAGCCTCATCGATATTGACAAGGTTCGCGCTTTGGTCTTCAGCCGCGTGGAGTTCCTTGCAATCGCATCCCTTGACGAAGCAGCGACCTCCGCTAAGCGAATAATCTCGCAGTCCGGTCGTTAGCATCGCTGGAACGTAGTGCTGATGAATGGGGTGCCCACATCCGCATCCGAGATTTGCAAGCGTTACTGGAGTACCGATCTGGCGCATAAATTCCTTTCGATTAGGAGGCCCAGGCCGCGTCAGAAGCTGCGAGAAAGGATAAGCGCATTCGGCGGCGGCCCAGAATGAACCTGAAACCAGTGTACTACGATTCGTACTCTTGTCAAGAGACACAAACGCCGCCCGGTTAGGAGCGGCGCTGTGTGCTCTAGCGACTACCGCGATCTCCTTTCAAGTTGATATTTGGATGAACTTTGCACGGGTCATCGACACAATGCGCCCGCGATAATGCACTTTGTGAGGCCATGTAACCTCATCTAAATCAACGATTACCGATGGATCGCAACGGTCATTGGGGCATCGCCCTGCATGGTAAGCGCCCAGGGTGGACTTGATGCCGGCCAGCCGCTCAGGTGCAGGCGGATCGCTCCACAAGCAGATGACGCCCTCCATGATTCGATGGCTGGGGCGCACACGAGAATCTTGCGAGGTATCCCATAGATACGCTGGCAGGCTGAGATTCTTCGCCCGCGCTTCAGTGATGCCTGTTGCCGCGCTGGCGACTTCCGTTCGGGCCAACATGGCGATATGGCTGCGCGTGATGGCAGGAAAGCGTCCGCGAATGTATTTTGCGATGGTCTCGGCCCGCTCACCGCGCATCTGCCGGGTTGCAATCTGGCTTGCCAGCGTTTGTGCCAAGTCCTGCGGCATGGAGCGTATCAGCGCGGCGTGTGTACTCACCAGTGACCGCACAGACGCGCCCACAGGCCCCGACATTTCGCGCCGTAGCAAGTCGTATATGCGTTTGCCTTGGGAAGACTTCGCCGCCGCCTCACGCCAGCTCTGCGCGTTCTGGACGGATACCTGTGTGACCATGCGCCGTGCCAGGGAGTCGGACGCCTTCATTACCTTCTCTCCGCCGCCATTGCCAAGGAAGGCGAAGATGCTCTCAAGATCGGCATTGTGCGGGAAGGTGCGCAGCCATGTATCCATGAGCGCGTTGAGGGCGCGGCGGTATTCCTGCTCGATTCTTTGGGGACGATGGAAGGGTGGCACTAAATCTCCTTAGTAAATTCTCCGCGCTAGTCACT